TTAATTACCTCAAACTCGGGTTTATCTTCCTTCTCCACCGTGCCTGCAATGCTGGCAAGCATAGAGATAAGAGCGGTCAGCGAGGCACCAAGCAGCCCCATCACGGCAGCGATCTTGTCCGAATCTAACGCAAGGCTAGACAGCACGCCGATCACCACAATGGCCGTGATGTATTTCAGCCCGTCCTTACCAATGGCTTTACCGGCTACGTCCTTGGCAGACGACTGCGCTTCAAGCCGTTGCAACTCGGCTTGTATTTGCACCTTCAGCAACTGGATGTCGGTAACGTCGTTCACTTCTGCAACGCCTCCAACAGCAGCAATCCCATGCTGCCGAGTGCGCCAAGCAGGATCAAAATGATTGCGCCACCGATCTTTAACATCAGTTGCTCAAGGCGTTTAAGGCGAGCGTGGATGGCCTCGTACCGTACTGTGCAAACATCAATGTGGCTGGTAACGGTCACTTCTAGCTCTTGGACAGATGTCACGGCATACCCTCAACCGCGACCCACGACAACGTGGCTTCATCCCATGAATACATCTTGGGCGGTTCGCCTGTACCGGCATCCGATGGCATCGGCACCGGAGCCTGCCATTGGGCATCAGCGTCCAGCGTCCATGACGGGTACGGCTGCGGCGCTACGAAAGCGTCAATGTCAGCGCGGTAGGTGTAGCCGACGCCTGCGTAGTTTTTGCGGATGTTGCCGTGATAACTAGTCTGTTTCCAGTTACCGCCAAGCAACTTCTGGCAGAACGCCACGCCGATGCTCTCCACCTCTGTGCCGTTGGCGTCAGCGGTGTCGGAGTTGGCTACGACGATGACCCGCAGCACAACATTGTTTGAATCAAGTTCAGCAAAATGAGCCATTGTCTTACTCCTTCAAATGCAATGCGGTCAGGCTGCTTTCGTCTCCAACATAGCCAGCCGGAAAAGTGTTAAATGCAAGGGAAACACGGTCATCGCCCTGCACGGTTTCTACCATGTGCGTCAGGCTTGACGGGAACAGCATCAAATCGCCAGCGCCAACTTCAAACCACCACGAATCGCTGTTGTGGACGTTGTAGTTGTCGGTCGGCAGTTTGATTTGCTGATAGCCGTCTTTGTAAAAGTAAATCTTGTCACGCTCACGGGCAGCCTTGAGGTACAGCACCCCAGACACGAACGAGTTGGGATGCGCGTGTTTGTGGTGGTACTGACCGGCCTTGGTGTAGTTCAGCCACGATTGCGTTAGGCGCAGCGTAACGTCGTGTTTCGGCGCGTAGATTGAGCGCAGATACTCGTTGACGCTGGCTTCGGCAAACGCTTTAAGGCTTGCCATCGTGTCGTGACGCAGCACATAGCGGTCGTCGCTCGTCGTGTTGCCCATGTTGCTATGCGTCGGCTGCTCGTCCACAAACGCCATTTCCTCGGCGGTGTAGTCCCGTCCAAGTTCAAACTTGGCGACAGCCGTAGGGAAGAGGTTGTATGTAATCACGCAACCGCCTTTTCAATTTGGGCAACGTAGTCGTCAAACGCAGCCTGCTGCTCGGGCAACAGGATCGTCGGCACCGCGTCCTCAAGTTCCTTGATCTTTTCAATCGTGAACATGATTTCGTCCCACGACGGCTTGGGTCGCGGGTCTTCCCAGCGGGTAATTTCGCGGTTGCTGATCTCCCACTTTGCGCCGGGGCGAAGCAAGTGCATCGCCGTATCAATGCCCATGAGTTGATAAGTTTTCATGTGAAGTTGACCTTGAGGATTACGATACCGGAGCCGCCAGCGCCGCCGGCTTGGCAAGCCGTATTGTTTCTGCCGCCTCCGCCACCGCCTCCGGTGTTAGCCGTGCCCGCTGAACCGGCTGTGTCGGATGAAGCGCCGCCATTGCCGCCACCACCTGTGCCGCCTGTGCCGGCGGTATTGTTGGAGTTACTTCCTCCACCACCACCACCTGCGTAAGTGACGCTGCTACCGGAAATACTAGATGCGGTGCCATTACCGCCATTGCCGCCTGCTTCTGATGCGCCGGGGCTTGCTCCGACCGCAGATGCGCCGCCACCACCGCCAGCGCCAGCATTACCGCCGGTTGCGCCTGCGCCACCGTTACTGCCTTGAGATGGCGAAGTGCTAGGCGTGTTGCCAGAACCAGCACCACCGCCGCCTGCGCCGCCACCACCAGACCCACCGTTGCTGCCGGTTGTGGTGCCAGAACCGTCGCCACCTTTACCGCCGCCGGTGGATGTAATCGTGCTAAATACGGAATCTGATCCGTTAGTTGCCACACCAGTATTGGTGCCGGCAGTACCACCACCGCCAACGGTAATGGTGTATTCAGTTCCTGCGGTAATTGCTAATGCGGTTCCTGTACGGAATCCGCCAGCGCCACCGCCACCGCCACGACAATATCCGCTGCCTCCACCCCCCGCAACAACGAGGTAGTCAACGCTCACCGCACCCGCTGGTGCAGTCCACTTCTGCGATGACTTGAAGGTAAAGATTGTGGCAGAGCCGATGTCGTACTTGAGGATGACGATGCCAGAGCCGCCTGCTGCGCCACTGCCCGGCGTGCCAGAGCCAGCACCACCGCCACCGCCACCGCCTGTGTTGGCGGTTCCTGCTACACCTGTTCCACTTGGGGCAGAGCCGCCTGCTCCACCGCCGCCAGAACCGCCAGAGCCGACTGTAGAACCTTGGACGGTTCCGCCACCACCGCCGCCACCAGCATAAGTTGCGCTGCCACCGCTAATTGATGATGCGGTTCCAGCCCCGCCATTTCCTGATGCTGTAGTCGTTGCGCTTACTCCAGCAGCAGAAGCGCCGCCACCGCCGCCACCACCGTAAGCAGGAGTATTTGCGCCATTTCCACCATTGTTTCCTTGTGATGGAGAAGCAGATGGGGTGTTTCCAGTTCCACCAGTTGTCGGGCCAGAACCAACTCCAGCGCCGCCACCACCGGAACCGCCGTTGGCTCCATCAACAGAACCATTTGATCCACCTCCACCGCCGCCAGCAGAAGTAATGCTTGAGAAAACAGAATTAGAGCCGCTTGATCCTTTTGCTGATGTGCTAGTAGAGCCATTGCCGCCAGCGCCAACAGTAATGGTGTAGTCGGTTCCGGCTGTTACGGAAAATCCGGTTCCAGTGCGGAATCCACCAGCACCGCCGCCGCCCGCATATCCAGCACCACCACCGCCGCCACCCGCGACGACAAGGTACTCCACCGCGCTAACACCGCTCGGGCAAGTCCATGTGCCGCTAGAAGTAAACGTGGCTACGACAGATTGGACGGGGACAGAGTATTTGAGGATGACGATACCGGAGCCGCCTGTACCACCCGTGGTTTGTCCGTTGGGGCCAGCGCCGCCACCGCCGCCGCCAGTATTCGCTGTGCCGGGCTGGGCAACCGAACTGCTTGGGCCGAAGCCGCCGCCATTACCGCCACCGCCAGAACCACCAGAACCCCCGGTGTTTGCTCCAGCAGAGTAATCAGAACCGCCACCACCGCCAGCGTAAGTGACTGATGAACCGCTAATGCTTGACGCGGTGCCGTTGCCACCATTGCCACCAACTCCGGTGCTTGGCGACTGACCAACAGCAGAGGCACCGCCGCCGCCGCCTCCAGCAAAAAACAAACTTGGCAAATTATCAATGCCCGTACCACCATTGTTACCTTGAGATGGTGATGTACTCGGCGTGTTTCCGTTGCCGCCAGCGAAACCGTATCCACCGCCGCCGCCAGAACCTCCGTTGCCGCCAACAGACGGCGAAGCGTAACCTCTGCCGCCGCCGCCGCCTCCAGCGGATGTAATGGTGCTAAATATAGAATTATTGCCAGCAGAACCAGCAGAATCATTTCCAGCAGTACCGCCGCCGCCAACTGTAATAACGTAGTCAGTTCCAGCCGTTACGCTAAAACCTGTTCCTGTGCGGTATCCACCCGCGCCGCCGCCACCGCAACCATTTCTAGTGCTATTAGAACCACCGCCGCCGCCACCTCCCGCGACAACAAGGTATTCAACTTGCGTCACGCCAGTCGGGGCAGTCCAGTTACCCGATGCGGTAAAAATCTTGTATTCGGTAAATGCCCCGCCGCCCGCAACTCTAGCGGCGAGGAGCAACTGCATAATGCCGCTCATGGCTTTAGCTCACGTTGCCAGAGATAACGCACACCGTACCCGACAAAAACAAAATTGTCGCTATGCCTCTTGTTGCGAGCGTAACGGTTGCTTTGTCTGCGTCCGTGCCGCCGATGTAAGCCGTTGTGATCGTGCAGGTGATTGTGACATTGCCCGTGGTGTTGTTGAACACCGACACCACATCACCTAACGCAAACGTGGCGTCAGGAATGGTCACCGAGCCGCCGGTTCCAACCTCAATGAACTCGCCAATGTCGCCTGTGGCAAGCGTGTACGAGGTGGTCTTGGCTGATCCCGAACGCGGGATGTTGCGGTAACCGACCGGGTTAGTGCCGTCTACGGTGCAGTTAGCGAGGCTGCCGGTCGTTGTTCCTGTGCCGCCGTTGGCCGTTCCCAACGTGCCGGTGACGCCCGAGGACAGGTTGATGCTGCCAAGGGTCTGCTTAAACGAGCCGTTGGTGTCAAACGTGCCGTCAGTCGTCCAAGTGTCGCCTACGTTCAGCGTGACCTTGGCGATGGTTCGCAGGGTGCCATTGTTGTCGTAGGAGATGGTCAGCGTGACGGCTGCCGTGTCCCTGTTCTCAATGGTGATGTTTTTGATGACGCGCCGAGTGCTAGAAGCGGGCGCAGCCACCAAGGTGACGCTGCTGGTGCCGTTTAGCGCACCGTCTGATGCGCCCTCGGTAAACGCCGATCCCGTGTCATCGGCCCATGCAGCCGTGAAATCAGGGTTGGTCGTGGCCGCCGCGCCCGACATGACGACGACGATGGATTTGGTAGTTGCGTCAAGTACAAGAATGCCCATTTTTAGTTACCTCAAGAGATAAACCAAGCGAAGGCATTGGAGCCACCGCCCCCACCGCCGCCAGATTGTGCGACCCAAGACAAAACGCCCGAGCCATCTGTTCTCAAAACATAACCCGCGATGCCATCTGCGTTAGGCCAAGTATACGTCGCGGAACCTGCTGATGTTTGAGCGATAAAGCCGACGTATCCCGAGGATGCGCCGATAAAACGCATCGCTGCCACGTTTGCCGAGGCGATAGATGCGTTGGTTGCGGTTAGCGTGGAAACTGCCGCTGTACCGATGTTGGCCGAGCCGATGGATACCGAGGCAATCGTGCTAATCACCGCCGTGCCGATATTGGCCGACGCGATACTCGCCCCCGTTGCCGTCAATGCCGCGACATTGGCCGATGCGATGCTCGCTCCGGTGACCTGTGCGTTACCGAGGTTGGCAGAGGCGATGCTGGCCGACGTAGAGGTGAGGTTGGTCACCGTGCCGGTCGTAAAGAGCGCCACCGCACCGTTGATGGACGCTGCCGAGGCTGCCGTGACATCCAACCGACCCGCATTAGCAGAGGCGATAGACGCCCCTGTGGCGGTAAGCGTGGTGATAACAGCCGTGCCGACGTTGGCCGACGTTACCGACGCGCCTGCCGCTCGCAGGTCGGTGATGTTGGCGACTCCAACATTAGCCGAGGCGACCGATACACCCGTCAGCGTCAGCGCCGTAATGTTGGCCGTGCCAAGGTTAGCCGAGGCAATGCTGGCGCTAGTGGATGTGAGGTTGGTAACCGTGCCGGTGGTAATTAACGCCACACCCGCGTTGATGGAGGCGACCGATGCGCCCGTAGCATCCAATTGGGTAACCGCTGCGGTGCCGACGTTAGCCGATGCAACCGAGGCTCCCGTGGCTGTCAGGGTCGTAATGACCGCTGTGCCGACATTGGCAGAGGTGACCGAGGCTCCCGCTGCACGCAAGTCCGTGACATTGGCGATGCCAAAGTTCGCCGACGCCACCGACACGCCCGAAAGCGTAAGGTTGGTGATGTTGGCGTTGGTCAGGTTGGCCGATGCGATAGATGCGCTGGTAGCCGACAGGTCGGTAATTGTCGCCGTCGTCAGCAGCGCCACGCCCGCATTAACCGACGCCACAGAGGCGCTGGTAGCGGTGAGGTTAGTCACCGTACCTGTGGAGATAACCGCCGTGCCGACGTTTGCGGAGGTAATAGAGGCGCTAGTAGCACGCAGGTCGGTAACCGCTGCCACCGCTGCGTTCATGGAGGCGGTAGATACAATCGGCAGGTCGGATCGTCCGACCACCGCCAACGTACCGCCCACCACCAACGTAGAACCGATGCTGACGTTAGCCTGCAACGTCGTGTTGCCGGTAACCGTCAGGGTGCCGTTGATCGTTGTGTTGCCGAACGAGTTGGCGGCGTTGATCATTTGGAATCGCGTGCCGTCGTAGACGACCATCACGATTTCGCCAGATTGGATGTCGCCCGCAATCAGCGCCGTGCTGCCGTCTCGCGTGACTGCTTTTGCGCCAAGGCTGTTGATGTTGAGCGTGACAGCGCCGGTATTGGTGCCAGCGGCGACCCAATAGAACATCTGGCCTGCTTCATACGCCGCAAGGACAGGCGAGAGCGTGCCGGTAACGGTATCTGCACCGCTGACCGTAATGAGTTTGACCGAGGTGGACTGTACTTGTGAGAGGTTAGCGGCGTCGGACGCCAGCGTACCCACCGCAAGGCCCGTGATCTTGTTGCTGCCCATCGGGATGTTAGCCGTGGGCGTGGATTGACCGTCCTTGGTGATGCAGTTGGTCAAGCCGGTGGCAAGGTCAGCCGTCAGAGCGTTGAAAACGGTTGACGAGATAACCGTGTTGGCAACGACCGGCTGGCCTGCCGAATTGATGACAAATACGCCGCTGCCGTTAAAGCTCATTGCTTATCTCCTATTCCTGACCTGCGCCAAACGCGCCGATACGGCCTGACGTTTGCCGACCCAGCGCCTGCCCCATCGCACGGCGGCGCATATATTCCTGCATATTTCGCAACTCATCTTGTGCGGGTTGATCGCGCAACATCAGCAGCCGCGCTAGTTTATTGCGTTGCTGTTCTGGCATCCCGTATTGCGTGGCTTTTTGCTGCAATCCTTGAACAAAACCAACAGGGTTAGTTGCCGCTTGCGATGCTTGCACTAAATCAAATGTGTCTTTTTGATCTTGTGCTTGCGCCAAACGCTTAAACGTCTGGGAACCGCCGCCCACACGCTCCAATTTCTTTAGTTCTTCCTGCGACAAAATCATGCGCTGGAATTCACGGAAATCGTTGCCGAATATGGCTCGGAGCTTGCCTTTAAGCTCTGGCTCCTTGTACATATTCAGCAAGCGCGTCTGCCCTGGCTGCGAACCCGCGACCTGACGTAGCGAATCCACCGCGCCAACGCGGAACGCTTCCAACTCGGATGGCGTCATTTCCTTGGTTAATTTAGACAACGACTCTGCCGTTTCTAACAAAGAATCTTGTCCTAACTCAACCGCTGTTTCTAACTCTCCAAACCCTGCAAATGTTTCGCGGGCTTTGGCGTAATCAGGTGACAACGAGTCTAGTTTCTTGACCAAATCCAATCGCAAACGGTCAAGGTCAGCAGCTTCATTATTTTTATCAGCACGCTTTGCTGCTTTTGCTTTATCCCACAAAGTGCGCTTTAACTGATCAGCAGCGGCAAACGGCAACTGATCGCCTTGCTTTAACTGACGCAACGCAACTTGTGGTTCACCGCGTCGGGTAGCCGTGCGCTGTGCTGCGCCAAGGTCAAGTCGCGCACGCCCAAGGATGCTTTGCAATTCCTCATCAATCGGAAATGTAACTGTTCGTAATTTGTCGTATAGCGGCCCAGCAGCGTCTGCTTGCCGTTTAGCAAGATTAACTAACTCGTCATCTGCGGATTGCATAACGCCCGTAGCAAGTTCCGCAGTTTTAGTAATAGCGCCGCCGCGTTTTTCCGCTACGCGACGTTGTTGCATTTCCAATTTACGACCCGCTGACCCCGACAGATTGGCAAGCATATCTATCTCGGCAAGCGTGTTGCTGCCAGTAGATGCAATGGGCGCTTCTGGGCCGAGTTTACGCAATCGCCTCGCGCCCATCACAGCCTCTTGCCCCGGTTCCACGCCCGTCATGATTCGGGCCTGTGCGTCACGCTCAAGCAATTCTGCGAGGCGTTCGCGGGCGTAATCAGGACGCACGTTATAACCCGCAAAAGTTTCGGGCGTTTGAACTTCAGCGCCGCGCATGATTCCAAAGCCGCCTTCTGGCAAACGAGACATAGCGGGCGTAATGATGCCGCTACGAATTGCACGGCCAGCGACGTTTGCGCCACCGCCTAATACCGTGCCGATCGCCGCGCCCTGCGCCGCGCCTGACAATCGGTCACCTTCATCGGCTGCGCCTGCACCTGCCAATGCACTTTGCGCGGCAATATCGCCGCCGGTGCGTAAAATTTTGCCTGTAGTGGTTATGCCACGACCCAACGAAAGCGGGCCGGTAAACGGAGCCGTCGCAAGACCGCCCGCCAACTCAAGCCCAGCCGCGCTCATGGGGTTCTGTTGTGCAAACTCTTGCGTAGCGCCACGCACTACATCGCGGTATCGCGGGTTTACTAACCCCGCCATCTCATCGGCAAAGTTAAACGTCGCGCCTTGCGCGGCAGTCAATGCACCTTGAGCAACGGGCGATAACTGTGCGCCTTCACGCATCGCCATTTTGGTAACCATTGCGCGGTCATGCTTGGCGTATGCCTCATCAGGGTTGGCGGCTTCGTACAACTCGCCATCAATGCGGTATGTCGGCATTGGTTATCTCCGAGGCGGCAAATCAATGATTGGTGAATTGCCAAACGCTGGCGGCTTATATCCCGGCCCCGCAGCACCGCCAATTTCGCGGATTGCGGTTTGGCGATTGCGTCGCTTTTGCTCTTTGGTTTGCGGATCATCACCCGGCTGCGGAATGTATTGTTTCCGAGCGTTATCAAATTCTGAATCGCTAATAACCGCGCCTGATTCTTTACGCAAAACAGCGTTGATAAAGTTGCGTTCTGCTTGGAACCATTGCCGCGATTCGGGCGTTAGCATTACGTTGCCAACTCCTCCCGGCAATCCCTCTTTTGCCCGCGATCCGTAACTTGGAGGCGTTAACCCTTCAAACACCGGTTCTGATTCAGCCATGCGCTCTACATAAAGTCGCGCCGTTGATTGTGATTCGGTCGGGCCTTTGCCTTCTGGGCGCACGCCTTCAATGATGGACGGCGGCCCACCAGTTGGGTTTGGCTGGAAGAACACAGGATTACCGCTTGCATCCACGCCTGATACAGGAGCGCCGTATTTGACATCTACTGTTGTGCGAGCAATGCCGGACTTTCGGAAATCATCAAAAGACCCTGTATATCCTTGGCCTTTTGCGTATTCATAATTGCGTTGTAATTCGGTAGTTTCAGGCGCTTTTGAAACGCCATCCAAATAACGAATATTGCCCGCTTTGTTGACTACAAATGCGCGGCCTTCTGAATCAAACTGCGGCGTAGTGCCGTACTCTGCCTCTTTTGGCGTCTCAAGCATTTGCGCAAGGCGCTGCGCCATAACAGGACGATCCTTTAATGCAGCCGTGCCAAGGCTTGTGGACGCCATGCCCAACACTTCTTCCGGTGCGCGGCGATACTGCGATTGGCGCGTAACCTCGCCCAATTCGGTCTGCTCGGGGATAGGAGCGGCGCGACCCACAAACGGCGTGGCCTGCATACGCTGGGTGTACTGATCTAGCGTCTCCTCTGGACGCTTCGCCATTTGCGTTTCTAGTTCAGCATCAGGTTGGTAGGTATACCCGCCCTGCATACGCCCAAGCATACGTTGTGCGTAATCAGCCTCCATGCCCTTGGCTTCCTCGGCTGCTTCTTGCGCTTTGCGGCCTTCGCGAGCAGTTAAATAGCCCTGCAATGCCTTCACAAGCGGCGCAGCCTTGGGGATCGGCGCTGCGTTGCCTTCCATCGGCTCGTACTGTTGCTGTGCAAGAGCTTCAGCCAAGGCAGCACGGCGACGGGCTTCTTCTACTTGACGCTCGTACTCGCTTGGTGCGCGAAAGGTTGGGACATATCGTACTGTTTTAGCCATTTTCAAAGTCCCCTCTGTATGAGCCTCCCTGCGGCGTTGTCATACCTGCGGGAGCGGGCATACGCGGGCGCTGCATCATGCCGCCCACTTGCGGTGAGCGAGGCGGCCCCATCTGCGGCTGGCCCATGCTGCGAACGGGCGGCCCGTAACCCATCGGACGACCACCCTGCATTGCCTGCGGCGGGCCGTTAAAGTTCATGGCCTGCGGCGGCACACCGGGGTTGGTGTTAGGCGTAGCGCCCGAGTACATCAGGTTAGGCTGCGGGACGTTCCGCATATTGTTGCCGGGGCTGTTGAGCGACAGATTCCGCTCCTGCATTGCCAGCATACGCGCCATTTGCTGCGGCTTTCGGTCAGGGGTAAATCCGTTCATGTGGTGTCCTCAAAGTAACCCGTAGTTGACCATCTTGTAGCCATCGGAACGGGTTACGACCGCCTCCGGTAGCACCGTTTCAACCTCGTCTGCCATGACGCCGCGTTGACGCTCGCCGTTGATGTCGTATTCGTATACGCCAATGCCAAGCGGGTGAGTGCCGACGCGCACGATGTTGGACTTCAACCGACGATCTGACGTAAACAATCCCGCTACGCCGAGCGGGCCGCCTGCTGCCGTACCGACCGCTCCAGCAAGGCTGCCTAACATTCCCATACCAGCGTTGTACGAGCCAACTTGGTTCTGGTAATTGCGTTGTGCGAAATCGCCCGCTGCCTGACCCGCTTGGAATATCGGAGCAGGGGCCACGGTGACGCCGCTGTAGCCTTGGAACTGCGGCACGTTGACCTGACCGCCTGATAACAACGCGCTGATCTCGTTGACCGGGATGCTGCGAATGGCGGCCTGCTGGGCAAGTGCCTGCTGGATCGCGGTGTTGCGGAACTGCTGTTGGGCGATGTTCTGCTGGAACTGCTGCTGTTGTGCGGCGTTTGCGGCAGCCTGACGCGCCAACTCTTGCTGGTAAGCCTGTGCCTGCGCTTCGTTGTAGAACCCTGCGGCTCCTTGCGCCTGACCAACCTGCTGCGCCTGACGAGCAAGGTTTGCTTGCTGCGCGGCGACCTGCTGCTGGAAATTTTGTGCAGCGGCTTGGTTGTACATCTGCTGCTGCGTAGCGCCTTGCTGAAAAATCTGTTGCAACGCTTCGTTTTGCAGTCGCGCTTGGTCAAACGTCGTCTGGTAGTTCTGCGCCAACGCCTGATTAGCAAGTTCTTGCGCTGACTGACCCATGCCAAACTGCTGCATCAACCCTTCACGGTTGAACCCAGCCGCACCAAGGGCTTGCTGATAGTTCTGACCGAGGGCTGCGTTTTGCGCCTGTTGTGCCGCCAACGCTTGCTCAAAATTCTGGCCGATGGCCTGATTTTGCATCTGCTGTGCGGCTTGACCCTGTGCAAAGTTCTGCGCGATGGCTTGGTTAGCGGCTTCTTGCGCCTGCTGTTGCGTACCGAACGACGCTAATTGCGCCTCTCGGCCAAACTCACCCGCCTGCAAACGCTGCTGGAAGGCTTGCTGCTGCGCTTGGTTTTGCGCGGCCTGCGTTGCCAGCGACTGCTGAAGGTTTTGCCCCAAGCCCGTGTTGTAAAGCTGCGCCTGCTCCATGCCTGCGCCAAAACCTGACAATGCGGCTTGGTTGGCGAACATAGCGCGGGATTGCTGCTCACCAAATGCCTGCTGGCGAGCGGCTTGATCAAGGCTGATGCCCTGCGCTGCGGCTTGCAACAGAAGGTCGTTTTCCTTCTGCATTTGCGCCGACATAGCCGAGTTGTACGCCTCGCCACCCGGTCGCAGACCTTGGTTGATTAATTGCGTCTGGAGTTGCTGACGCTCACCCTGCAACTGCGGTGACAAACGCGACAGCAATGCCGTCTGCGCCGTCATGCCAGCGTTTACTGGCCCCTGCGGCAAGTTGGCAATATCAATCTGGCTCTGTAACTGCGGGCCGCCTACAAACTGCTGTGCGTAGCCAAATTGGCCTTGTGCGGGGCCACCGGCCACACCGCCGATGCCTGACAAGTCAAGCCCTTGCAGGTTCAATCCCTGCGGGCCAGCGCCTGCCATGCCGTACAAACCACCTGACGGGCCGCCTTGTGCGGTTCCAAACGCTTGCCCACTTGGCGCGGCTTGCGAGGTGAATTGACCGGCGTCAAACGTACCGAGGTTAGTCGGTGCAGCGGGGCCACCCTGCGCCAAGCCAAAAAACTGGTTCTGTGCGGTGCTTGCGCCTTGCACCGGAAGGTTAACCGTTGCCTGCTGGCCTGCGGTGACCTGACCCGGCAACGCTTCCTGACCATATCCAGCGAGCGGTGCGTAAATGCCTTGCGGTGCGCCTTGAATTGCACCCGATGAGCCGATGTCGTAACCAAGGCTTGGCAAATTGCGGGCGTCAAACGCTGATGCGATGCCGAGGTTGCCAAGCCCCGCAGCCGCGCCAGCGGCGGCCTCTGACATACGCCGTTGCGCTAATTCTTGAGCGCGAAGTGCCGCCAACGCATTGGGATCAATGGTTTGCGTGACAGTCGGCTGTTCAATAAACGTCGTGAACTGATCTTGGCTTGGAGCCTCGCCCGCATACTCGGGGCCGTATTGGGCAATGCGATCCTGATAACCCTGCAACGCCTTGTTGTAAGCGTCGGTGTCCACCGTTGGGGTTTTTGTCCAGGTAACCCTTTGCGACCCCGTTGGGGCATCAATGTTGGGATTGGACATATAAGCCGACTGCTTGGCAGCGGCCAAGTTCGCCTCACCCTGCTTGATGGCTAGGGTGGTGTAATCAGGCGCTGGCGGCGGTGCTGGTGATTTTTTGCCCATACCTCGGCTCCAAGAAACGACACCTGTCTGGTGTCTGCGTCATAAAAACAATGTCTCCGTCAGGTGCGCCATCTTTGATTCGCGCTTCCTCCGAAAACCCCATTTTCGTGACCAGTTTCAGCGCCCGGGTATGGTTGCTGGAAATCGGCCCTATTATCTTATCAACATTTGCGACGTTGTAGGGATAGTCGTACACAGCGGCTAGGTATGCCGGTGTGATTTGATCCCAAGTGATGTGGCAAACGACCGATCTGCCGTTCCACATTTCGTAAACCGTACCGGCGACAAGTTCGCCGTCTCGCTCTAACCCAATGGCAACAGAGCGGTCGGGGTTATACGCCCCGTCTGTGCGTGACATCACCCAATGGCCCACATGGGGGCCGCTGACTATATTCCAGCCCATCCGAGTTGATACACCACATCGGTTGATGCCCACTCAAGCGATACGTTCTTGCTGCTGCTGTTGAAAATGATGCCGCCGCAATAACCGATACCGCTCAAACCTACGACCGTGTTGCTCGCAATCGTGTTGCTGCCCCAAATGGCCTGATCCCATAGACCAACGTCCCACAAACCATAGTTGGTGCCGACAAACGACAACGCACCAAGGAAGTCATCGGTCTGGAAATCCACCGCAATACCCACGCCAATGGTCGGCTGACCGTTGGAGTAGGTGGTTGTGCGGCCACGGGTGAAATATTTGATGACGCCACGGGTGTCAAAGTAGTTGAACGCCTGTAGCGCCTTGCTATTGATGGCCTGACCGTTGTCGTTGTAGCCCGCCGATCCGGTTCCGGTCGTCCAAGCCTTTGCAACGTAACCATCCGAACCGTAATACGGCTCATCGTTAAGCGATGACCAGCAGTTTGCGTACCAGCCTGTGAACCGACACCACGCTTTCGTGATGTTGTTCATCACAAACTGCACTTGCGAGTTTGACGCAATGGGAATGTTGACAATCAGAGCGTTGTTTAGCGGGTGATACAACATCCCCCAGCCAAAGTTGTTCTTGTACGTCTTGGCGGCTAGTGCAAACGCACCTTGAATCTTGTCCGACAGCGCCACGTTGGGGTCAAGGCGTGACGATTGCAGCGCCGATGCCATCGGAATCAGGCCATCCAGCGTCAAAACCAGCAAATCACCGCCGTATTTCAGCAAACAACGCTTGGAGATAGGCGCGCCGATGATCCAAACGCCGATTAGCGCCCATGTGGAGGCGCTAGAGGGGTCGGTTCCGCGATAAACGATGACCTCGCCCTGATCGGTGACAAAAACAAGGTTGTCGTCAACGCCATAACCTGCGTCAATCGTCCACGACGCCATAGACACAATGCTGCCGCCCAAGTGCGCGACCGATGACAGGTCAAGCGCGTTGGCAGCACCGCCAACAGATGCTGTCGGCAAATACCATGCTTTCAACGTGTCCTTTTGGATAAACCACATCCTGTTTTTGAACAGGGTGGGCGAGGTAAGCGTGGTGGTGGTGACGCCTGTGATCGCGGGCGTTGATACGCCGTCAATGGCCGTCCACGATGACCCGTTATACAGCAGCGGCTTATCCACACCGTTTGCGGCGTACAAATAACTGCCGCCAGCGGTTGTGATGTTGGTGTATTCCCAGCGGCTGTTAGACAGCCCCGTTACGACTGCGGCACCCACCGGGCCTGCTGATGTAACGTCAAAGATGCTCCCGCCTACGATGGCAAACAGTTTGTCTGTCGTGCCTGCGCTGTAGGTCATCAGCGTTTCAATCTGGCCGGTCATGCCCGTGGCGTGTTTGTCGTAGCCACCGCGCAACGTCACGCTGCTGACGCCGGGGAACAAATTGTCTAACGTGACGGCATCCGTGGGGGCCATGTTGGCAAGCGCATCGCGTGCGTTCCAACCACCCACAGGGGCGGGGAGGGACGCCACATTGGCTTGTGTGCGCTGGATGAGACGGCGGCGAGTGGGCGAAGCCATTTAGTTGTTGCTCGTGCCGTAGCCAGAGTCGGGGATGTTGTCGTATCCAATGAGTACGGTTCCCGGTCGTGGTGCAAACGAGAGATTGGCGGCTGCCGTGTCCTGCGCCACCGCTGCTTCCAGTTCCATCAGGAAATCGCGGTACAGCGCCGTGGTGTCAAAGCCCTTGGCCTCAAAGTACTTGAGCTTGGTCATCAACACCATTACGCGATCTGGGTAAACGCAGGTGTCGTTGTCAGCGGTAAAACTGTTTTGCACCAAGCCTGTTGAACTGTATGCCCAGCCCTTGCTGCGGTACTCAAAGCCGAGCAACTCGCCCGCGTTCATACCCGGCCAAATCTGGAAATACTGACCGAGCAGGCGCCAGCGGATACGGGGGCCGGTGCTGATGTAGCCCGACAACAGCCATTCCCATTGCTGCGGCGATTCGGGGCCAAGCATTTCCCAACGCTTGCTCTTGTCCCAATGCGTGCGGTTGACCGTGCTGTAGTAATCAGCAGGCATGGAATACTTCACTTTCTGGAAGATAACCTGCCCGCCGACCTGCGTCTCGGTGACCTGATAATTGAGCGCAACCGAGGTGGGGCCAACGGATGTGATGTAGGTCGCATTGGGGATACCCACGCCTTGCACCTGATACGTCGTATCCAGCCCTGTTGTAGAGGCAAGGCCGGTGATCGCGGCCACCCCATTAACCCAATTACCCGTGGCGGTCGTCGCCTCGGTGTAGAAAGTATGCTGGCGCGTCAGTTCACGCCAATCAGCACGACGAAGCAACTCATAGCCTGCTGCGTTCATCAACGCCAACAACTGCACGGTTTCTTGGCTGGCGTTACCAGCCACCGAGTTTGGCGTCGGGATGCCTAACTCATTCGTGCATTGCTGAATGAGTTGAATCATCGTGCTGCCCATACTATGCCTCCGCTAAAGCCTCTTTCGGCGGGCGGCCACGACGAGGTTTGTCCTCCATCAGAGCCGCCATCTGTGCTTGCAATTCGGCTAACTGGCGCTTGGTGTCCTCAAGTTCTGCGCTGCTTTCAGCGCGGTTCTTGCGGTTAAGGTACAGTTTTGCCCGCTCACGCAGGCCAACTCCACCCATGCCAATGCGCTGTAGTTGCGCGTCCGACGCCAGAGCCAACTGCTCTACCGTCACAAACTTCAAAATGACCAGTTCTGCGATCTGGTCGCGTGTAATTTCCTCGGGAGCGTCCTTGTGCCACGCTGAAAGCGGAGTGCCGATTTCTGCGGCCACGCCATCGCTCTGTTGCGTCTGAAAGTACAGCCATTGACGCGGGAAACGTGCTTTATCTTCCTCGCGTGCGGGCTGGTCAATGATGTTGGTTTTATCGCCGGGAGCCATGACGCGGCAGTAGGTTTTGCCTTTGCCGGGGCCATCGTCCTTGACGTAAAACTCAACGTGCAACTGTGCGTCGGCGTTAGAAACATCGCTATCTAGTGGCATTGTCCTTGCTCCTGTGGGGATTACAGGTTGTTGACCTGTGTGATGGTACAAATGACCGAGGGAATCGCAGGCCATACGCTTGTGGCGCTGGCTGCAAGAATTCTAACGCTTGTGTCATCCGTAGCCCACATCAATTCAACGTAATTGGTAGGCTCAAGTTGGATGATGAAGTTCCACGCGGCGACGGTACGCGCTGCGGTGCCTTGGATGGCGACCGTGCTGGCGGTGTTGGCGACGTTAGTGCCGTTTTTACGCAACCAAATGTAGATATTGCCTGCGCCGCCAGAGGTTTTGTCTAACTGTGCCGAAAACTGCACGTTGTAGACGCCTTGGTTATCCACCACAAGCCGGGAGGACGGTGAGCCGATAGACACACCATTGCTGCTATCGGTAGTGTTGAAAACCATGCCGTAAGCGGTATCAATGGATGCCGCCGTTTGCAGCGTGGTGTCGCTAAACGCACCGTAGTGCAGGATTGGCACCGAGCGGCCAAAGCCTTGCAGTTCTTCCCAAAGCGTGTTGCTTACGGCAAAGAACAAGGCCGAGCAATCAGGGTTGATCGTGCCAAACCCGACGTTGTTGATGCTGCTACCCGCGTCGTATGGGTACACCGTTAACGGGTTTGCGCTCGTATTCTTGACAATGATCGTCTCGCCCATCTCGGTCGGCGGCAGTTTGACCCCTGCACCCGCGCCTACCGTTGTGACGTTGTTGTAGACATAAGTCAGCGTCGTAGCATCGCCTGCCGAGGTGCCAGCAGCCGTCACCGCAGCGTTACCGTCTCCGCAGATAGATACCGTGGAGAGTTGGTTAACGCCCGACCCCAACACTCGGGAGGGGATCGCCATTAGGCTGCCATCGCGCGTTCGCGCCTGACACGCAGAATCTCTGCAATCAGACCGGGGCCGTGGGCCTCAATGTTGACATCGCCCATGACCTCGTAAATCTTCTGAAACTCATTGGCCTGCTGTGCCATAGCAAGGTTGCAGTTGAACTTCTTGCCGGTCGGGCCGCCTACCCAGATGTCTATGGTTTGGCCTGCCTTGTCGCCCGTGAACCGCTTTACGCCGTCAGCACGGTTGCAAGAGTCATAGCCGTATAGCGTGAAGTGTCGGAATCCGAGGATGTAGCCGATATTGATGGCTCGTAGTCCTGATGTGGTGCCGCCGCCAATAGCGAGTTTGCCGGGGCCAATGGCCTGCATCTCTGGGCCTTCTGCCCATGAGTGCCACAGCAGCACCTTGTGATCTTTAAGGTAATCAAACGTAGTCGGTGGGCAGCGCGACGAGGGCATATACACCGTGTGCTTGTTCAGCCGCTGTATGCCGCTTGTACGGTCACGCGGATCAAGGTTAACCCACAGGTCAGGCTCAACCCCGTTCTCCACCAGAAAGTCGTGTGCGGCCTTGATAGCCACAATCGGGCGACCGGCTCGGCGGTGCGCCTTAATCTCGTCAATGTAATCGGGCATAGACCACCCGCTCGCCACCAACACCATGTTGCCATCGTGCTTGATGGGAGCGAGGGTCAGTTCTGGTAAACCACGGCCAAGCGCCGAGCGGATATTGGAACAGAGTTCCTCTGCCGTACCCGCCGCTTGAACCGTGATTTCCAGAGGTTGCATCGTTAGAAGCCCACGACGCCCGTCGCAACGTGCGGGTAGCCCGCAACGCAGGTCAGAGCGGTAGCACCCGACGCCGTGGTAAGGGCAACGATGCCCATCACCAGACCGCCGGTTACCGTCGCGTCATCAAGCGTTCCCGCCGTAGCCGTCGTAAAGAGCGGCACAGCCGGGAGGCACGATGCGGCAAGGTTCACGACCGGCTTCCCGCCGATCTGCACCCAACCGTAGGAACCCGACGCAATGGAAGCCTGCGCAAAGCCAATGACCTTGCTGTTGGCCGAGTTGGTCGTGGTCAACGGGACAACGGTGTTGTCGCCCTTCACGGACACCGCCATGTAAGTGCTGACGGTTGACGCCGCCTGCACATACACAGCCTGACCGCCGTCGTCCAAGTTCACAGTCGTACCGACGTTGAACGAGGGCGAGGTGTCGGTGTACGTCAGGGAGACGCCGATGAGGTTACTCGTAGAAATAGCCATGTTGCGTTACTCCCTTTAGTCAATCAACACGCCTTGGAACTGCGCGCCCGAGCAGGTCAAGTTACCTGCCCAGCCGATCAGTTTCACAATGGCGTCTTGGTTAACGGCCTGTCGCTCGCCGCCAATCGGCACAAAGTTACGATCTTTGTGCGGGCGGAAATGCAGATACTTGGTGTTCAAGAACCACATATGGTTCGCGTTGCCAGCGCCGCTGTTATACGACGAGGAACCGATACCACCGTCCAGCACAACGTCAGACGCCATGCCAGCGCCGTAGTACTTGAGCGAGGCAAAGCCCGCGCCAGCCATGCCCGAGCCGGACTCGGTGATGCGCTGGATGGCCTGCAACGACTGCAAGTAATAACGGTAGTAGTTGTTGTCAGCAACGATCAGGTCAGGCTTGTCGGTGCCACGAACGAGCTGGACAGCGAGAGCGTCCATGTAGCCCTGAATCGTGGTGGACGACACAACGCCCGAGCCGCTAACCGACGCATCAAACACCTTGGACTGCCAGAACGACCACACAGCGCGGTTGATGCCGCCGTAGGTGCCGGTAGTCGGGTCATCGGGAACAGCCGCAGCAAGACCCGTGAGGTTCTTACCCGCGTTGCCGGTGCCGTTGCCGTACAGGTCGCCCGAGATGCGGTTAGCAAGCTGGGCTTCCGCAACTTCCATGCGACCGTCAAGAAGGTCAATGATGGCCTCCTTGCCCGAGTTCTGGATCATCTCCAGACCCGAAATGGTCACGGCAGAAGCGTACTGCGTGATGCTGAACTGCGCCGACGAAATCGGGCTGTTCTGGCCGACGTTCAACACCTCGTATCCCGAGTAGGAATTCGTGTTGTTGGTGGTCGGATCGTTGTACATGATTTCTTGCAAAATCACGTTACCGCCCGAGAACGTCTTGACGTTCCCGCGCTCCTTGAGGCGACGAAGCAACGCGTTGTTGTTCGTCACGTTGTCAGCGAGTTCACCGCTACGGCTCTGAATAGTCGTGGCAATGATGTCGCTGATGCTTGAGTTGGCAAATGCCATTTGATTACTCCTTCATCAGTTAATTACAAACGCGACTCTGTTTCGGAAAATGCTTCCTCTAGGAGTGCGCGACGATTTGCCGCCTTGGGAGCCGTGTTCACGCCGGGTGTGGCGCTTCTGACACTCACCGCTGCTGCTCTGGCCGCTTTCGCAGCCTTATTGGCCTCTTTGGCTTGCTTGGCAACGATCTCGGCCTGTTGGGCCTTGCTCACCTGCTCAAACAAGTTAGGGTCAAGTCTGATGGCCTTCTCATAGGCTTCATCCAACGTCTGCGCCATCCCGCTCTGTAGGAGTTGGATCATCGCCGGTCGGACGTCCTCAAAATGATCAGCCTTCAAACTAAATTGGTTGATTTCGTTTAGCAGGGTCTGGTTTTCCACCATCTCCTGCTGTTGTTTCCAGCCCATGACCTCGCCACGGACTTTGTTCAATTCGTTCTGCAACTGCCACACCATCGGATCAACCGATTGCGGTGCTGCCTGACCCTGTTGGGCGGGCTGGCCTTGCATCGCACCGAGGTTGATGCCGTAGGACTGCGCTAATTGCGCGAAATACTGCAACTTGGCTTGCGGGTCGCTGTTACGCAGTTTGTGGTCAGCGTCCATCAGCGCAGCCACAGCCTTGTCAGGCGTTAAGCCAAGCCCCTGTATCGTCTGCATATACGGGGAGATGGCTTCCTGCATCGCATCGGCAAACTGCGCTTTGGAGAGCAGCGGCTCTACGCCCGCACGCATCTGCTCCTCGCGCTGCCATGCGTATTCCTGCATCTTGGGGTCGGCTTTCTGCCAAACCTCATGGAAATCTTTTTTCCATGACGCCGGGGGACGCTTCCAGACGGGCGGTTCTTCATTTGCCTGCGGTTCGTCAGCAGGTTCCTCGGCCTTTGGCGTAGCAAAACGCCCTTTGCCGTCACGGGCAACGGGTTCAATGGGTTCGCCACGCTCTGCCGCTTCTAAACTCTGCTCAAGAATCGCTCGGCGGTCAGTTACGTCAGTCTGTGGGGCTTCATCTCGTTCCATCTGCTCGTCCACGTTAGCCTCTCCTGTGGGGATTGGTGAAATTCGCGTGTTGGCGCAGGTCGCGCAGTATGCGATCTGCTTGCTCGTTGGTCATTTGGGTGTTGACGATGTGCTTGATGCGTTCAAGCCGCGTGTCTACGGGCTTTTCGTGCCTGATGTGCTTGCTCGGGTCGTCGTTGCCCACCTCAATGCAGTTGTTGGCCTTGAGATGGCGTCGGTGTTCCGAGCGTGAGGTGACCATCTTGCCGTCAATCATGCTTTTGTACGGCACGATGTCGGGCATGACGTAGTGATAACGCCCCTTGGCGTCCTTCTTACGCTCTACAAACTCGCCGTCTATGAAAACGTAAGTGCGTTTCATTGCTCAAATGAGGGGGTTGGCATGGTTTTGCCCATCTGCGCGATGATGAGCTTGGTCTGGGCGTCAAGGTCAGCCTTGTAACGGTCAGCAGCCTGCTTCTGTTGCAGTTCTGCCGCTTTCAAGCGTGCCTCAAAGTCCATCTTCTGCTGTTCCATCGCCATCTTGGCTTGGTTACGCAGTTGTTCCATCTGCATCTCATGCTGCAACTTGGCTTGCGTGAGCGCAGATTCCATCTGCATCTTGGACGCTTCCATCTGGCCCTTCTGCTGCAACTCGGCCTGCTTGCCTTGCTGCTCGCCATCGGGCTGCTGTTGGGCGGCGGCCTGCTGCAACTGCTGCAACGTGGAGTCAATCTGCCCTTCAATCGGTCTTGCGGCCTTAAACGCCTGCATACCAAAACGCAGCAACTCCATCATCATCGGCACCATCTGCGGGCTGGCCTGACCGACCGGCAGGGCTTGTGCGAGGAAGCCACCAAATGCCTGCAAGAACTGCATACGGTCTTGCTTCATCTGGTTTTCGTCCAGCATCACAAGGCTGTCGGCAGCGATGTCCACGCGGAAGTTACGCAGCGGCTTATCTTTCAGCAGTTCTAGCGCCTGCGGGATCAACTGTTGATCCGCTGGCGACATCTGCCCCGCAGCGGCGTAGGCAAGGATCGTCTCGGGCTGGAAGTGTCGGCACATGACCTGTGCCTTGAGGCGTATCAATTCAGAGGCGTACAGGGCTACGTCCTCCTGCATGGAGCGCAGTCTCAATCCTGCGTATTGCCCTTTGATTTGTTGCGCTGTCGCAGTCTCCGACGCGAAGGATGTCCCACGGATGATGTCCGAGATACCCGTGATTTCGTAGATTTGGGACTTGATGTCCTCTCTTGCTCGGTAGCAGTTGAGGAGGGCGTTGGCGAGCGTGTCCAGCGGGAGAAGGTCAATGCTGCCTTTAAGGCCGCCTTTCTCGCTGAAAGCCATCCACTTATCAACTGGAATAAGCGCATTGTTGTCGCCCTCCGTCATTAGGCGTTGCAGCGCAGGCTGGCTGGCGTCATACACGCCACGCACACGCAGCGCCTTGACCAAGCCATCAATGCGGTCAGACAGGATGTCCAACTCCATCGCCTGATCTTGGTACAGCAGGAAGTCAGGCACCGGCACCAGCGTGTCGCTAGTCGTCGTGGCAAAAAGCGGTTTCGGGCAGGGGAAGAACCCCTCAAGACCGAGCGGGTCGTCACGCACATCAATGATCTGCGGCATTCCCTTACAGAACCAGTACACCCTCTCGGTTTCCTTGTCCCACAGTTCACAAATCTTGGCGCGGTTGTAAGTGCGCTTGGCCTCGTTGTAGGCGTTCAGCGGCTCTGGGCCTTGGTCTAGCGGTATCTTGCGAGCCATCTCGTCGCCAAACCGCTCTGCCAGCGCCTCACGGCTCATGTACACCCAGCGCCATACGCAGGTGACTTCTTCCCATGTACGCGCCTGTGAGTGACCGAAATCACGCCAATGGACGTAATCGGTTGGGGCGCATTCGTATTCAATCTGCTCTAGGTTGGGCGGCGCACCCTCACCCTGTTCAATGTTAGAGGTGATAGATACGCCATCGTCCTCAATGCCGATGGGGGCAACGTGCGGCTCGTACCGTATCCATGCCGTGCCACGCCCACCGAGGAAGCGATCCTCCACGCTGTAGGACATGGTGGAGCGAAAGTCAGGATAATGCTCAATCTCAAAATCAATGGCCCGCTCAAGGAGCATACCTGCCACGCGGCCTACCGGATCGTTGTCACCAAAGCGTCGGCTGATGTCAGCCTTTGGCAGTTTGGCGTAAACGGCAGGCTTTAGCGTCTGGACGTTTGACCACAGGATGTTAAAGCGAGCAGCCTCGTTGCCACCCTGCCCACGGCTATCGTCGCGGTAACGCTTAACGATCTTCTTCGTACGAGCCGACCACTTGGCAAACTCGTTGTCGTACTGCGCGATAGTACGGAGATACTTTTCCAGTTCCGGTTGCAGTACGCCTTCCATGATTAGGCCGTGAAGAATCCGACAGCCATGACCGCAAGCCCTGCGCCGGTCGTGATCGCCCACGGGCCGGTAGCCGAGGCGGCGTTAATCTCAAGACTATAGACGCCGACCGGGGTGTTCGCAGCCATCGTCAGGACGGTCGTGCTGCCGTCCAGAACGCTTAACGTGCTGGTGCCGGTCGTTGTGACCGTAACCACGATGCGATGAAGGTAGTCACCCACGGCACCTACGCCACCGAGTACCTGTGCGGTCTGCGAGGCGGCAACTGTTTCGTAGGGGTAACGATTCGGGCTGACAATGCTCATATCCTTGCTCTCCTTGACGTTGTGCGGTCGTGAACCTGCCACATATCGTTCAGCGTGACTGTGTTCTCTGGCCCCACCATCAGCGGCTTGACCTCTGGCGCTGGGGGCTTGTCAGCGACTTCACTCCATGATACCGCAACCATTCTAAATGCGTCACTAGGGTGTGATGTCCAATCGTGGCGCGGTGACTGACGGTAGGCTTTCTTGTCCTCGTCGTACTCGCGTTGAAACTGGCGCAACGCCTCTATGCCCTCGCTGCACTTCTCTGCGTCAAACCACACACGCGGCAGCATCATGCGTACCGCTTGGATGCCTGACTGCACACCGATGTCGGGGACAACAGCGAGTTTGGCGATGTCTAATTGGGCGGCAAGTTGCTCAATGATGCTCTTGCCGGTCTGTAGGCTTTTGGCCCGAGCGTCGTGCGGCAGGTAGTGCTTGGCATAACGGTACGGCTTGTTGCGTACCACATCGGCAATAGTGTGGATGTCCTCGCCCGAGACGGCGTAAAAGTCTATGACGCGGATTTCCCCGCGTGCTACTTGATAGAACCAAATGGCCGTGTCGTCGCGGTAGCCCAAGTCCCAGCCGGTAAATGTCGGCAAGTTGGGGTCGTATGGCACGTTGGTGATACGGCCTTGGTCTTGCGCCTCGCGCATCTCCTTTCCAAAAAAAGCACCGAGGATTGCCGCTTCAAATGAGCATTCGTATTCCTGTAGATACTGATCCTCGGCCAACTGCGCCTTTGCTGCGGCTAGCTCTGTCGCAGGGAGAAGCCCGCTAGTTGAGGCGGGAAGGCGCAACAGGAACCACTCGCTAGGGAGACGAGTGGCGGTATCGTAAATTTCCCAGAACTGGTTTTTGCCTTTCGGTGTACCGCCAAAAACGCACCAACCCTGCTTATCTGACAGGGACGCTCTCAATACGTTCCCGAATACGCTCGGCTTAAAGTCACCGTACTCGTCAAGGTACAGCCCCGAAAAGCCTAGACCGCGCATCGCGTCAGCGTTGTCGGCACCGAACAGGCGTATCTGACTGCCGTTAATGAGCGTAATAGTCAGTTCCTGCTCGTTGACCGATTGGATGATCGGGTGTGCGCCGTCCTTGAAATACTGCCACGCCACGGCCTTTGCCTGACTGCGGTAGGGGGCGACGTAGCCGAATAGTCCGTAAGGCTGCTGGTACATCGCAGCAGCGCGAATCATGTCGTTGACGGCAGCGACGGTCTTGCCTGCGCGGCGATGTGCGACAAGGCAAGCCCAACGTTTCGTGCGCTCATGGAACGGCATGAACGCCTTGCGTGGGCGGTAAGGCAGGATTATTCGGGAGCCATCCATCCGATCTGTACCTTGACCGGGCCGTTGTCCTTACCTGTAATCTCTTGGCGGGCGAGTTTGGGAACGTGGTATTCCAGCAAGGTGCTGAAGGCGTCAAAGGCAGCCTGCGCTCCCTTCTCCGCAGCGATCTCGTCTAGCCACCCTTGGAGGCGGTCTGCGTTGCCGTCCACAAACGCTGCAATGGCCTCTCTGGCGGCCTGTGTGGACTTATTAGGCAATCCCTTGGGCCTGCCCGGCCCGCCTTTCTGACCCTTTTTAAAAGCACCTGCGTTCATTCTTTCGGCTTCCGTGGAAGTCGGTACATAGTTTCGTTAAGCGCGTAGTTTTTGTTGCGCCCGCTGTTCTCTACAAACCCAAACCGCTTGTAAAAATCTTTCAGCCGTTTGGTAGACGTTGCACCATAGGCTGTGGAGGGCGTCAGCGTGATCGTTTTACCGTCTGCGTCGGCTTGGCTGATGATGTCCTGCATGACGCTTGAGCCAATGCCTTGCCCGCGTTGGCCTTGCGGCACCTCAATCTTGGAGAGGTACATCACATTTGGCTGATTGCGAACCGGGTATAGGTTTACTTCAACGTCCTGCTTTTGGGCTGCGGTGGCTTTCAAAGCGCTGGCAAGTTTCTTGCCGTCACGCTCAAGTATGCTGACCTTCTTTTCCTCGCCGGGGAACACGACGAAGTTACGGGTGCCGCCACCCTCGCCTCGGCTGCCTGCATCGGCGTATTTCATGCCGGGGACACCTAATTGGCGTAACTTTTCAGAACGTCCCGCCGGTGTTTTCCCGCCCCACACCCAATTTGAGTATGCGTTCCCGCCCGTAATTCCCTTTTCTACGTTTGCATCAAAGTCTTTAACCACATCAGCGGGAATAGTGCTTCTGATGGCTTGATATGCAGCAGGCTGGTCTTTCAGCGGCTTATCGTAGTCCAGCATCCGATCTACCATTTCGTCGGGTAGGTCGGCTTTATAAAACGAACCGTAAGTCTCAAAGCTAGGCTTTACTTGTGTCGCAAACCACTTTTGCGTGGCGGGCGATAACTCGGCGGCGGCCTTTTCAACCTCGTCCACCGGGTTGTTCATCATCAGCCGTTCAATTAAGTCCAGCTTTTCGTACTCGCCAGCAGCACGGGCGGGCGGCATACGGGCAGCCGAATCCTGTATTTGGTCGTAAACGGCATTGATCTGCTTGCCGCCAATCTTCATCTTTTCGGGGTCATACGAAAGGCGCACTTGGTAATCGCGGGCAACATCAGGACTTTCAGCAAGGTAAATGCCATGCCCATACGCCTGTGCGCCCTCACCCGTGCCGATTTTGCTGGCGTCAAATTCCTCAAAGCGGTGCGGGCTGCCGTGGTAAACGTCAATTTCGGCCATCGGGCCTTTGCCGCGCATCGGGCCGATCATTTCGCCGATTACTTCGCCTGCGCCTAACGGGCCGCTAGTGGCTTTCTGGGCGGTATAGCGCAATGCGTCGGCTAATACAGTAGGGTCGCGCACAATGCCTTTAACGCCCTCGTAAGTGGCTCTAGCCGTACCAACAGGATCGGTGACAAGTGCTTTGACGCCCTCTAACTGGTTGACCACGCCCTGACCGATACCCGATGACAGGTTTTCAAGGTCGGTGCGTAGGCTGCGGCGGGTCGGCTGGACAGGCGGCAGATTGTCCGTTGTGGGGACGGATTCCATCATGCGCCGTCGGCGTTCCTCCTCGTAGGCGAGAGCGGCGGCTAGGCGTTGACGGTCGGCGGCCATTACTTGTTCCTGCTGCTAATGGCTTTGGCCTTGGCTCGGGCGTCCTCCTTGCTAGAGGCTCCCCATGCCTTGAGTGCGAGGGCGAGGCGTGTCGGCTCGCCGTTCTTTGCCATCGGCCCCGGCATATTGCCCATCCGAGCGAGGAAAGAGGCTCGGCGTGGATTGTCGCCTGCCTTGACCGGGGGCTTGAGCGTCCCGCCTGTCTCGGCCTTATACGAGGCACGACCCTTGGCGTTCAGCCCGCCCTTTGGGTTCTTGCCCTCGCTGCGTGTCCACGCGGCTGTCATTTGTTCTCTTTCTTGGCCGTCTTGGCGCTTTCGCGGAATGCAGCGGCAGTCGGTGCGCCGGGGTCACCGGGCTTACGCATCTTTTCGCCCGAACCGGCCTTAATGCGCTCCTGTTTGGCAAGGATGTTGGCATAGAGTCCCGGCTTACGGTTCATTTGAAACGCTCCAGCTTGTAAACCAATGCGCTGATCTCGCCCACGATCTCGTCAATGATGTTCTGTAGGTCGGTGTCTTTCGGCAGGTCGCCTCGTATGCCCTTAACGAACGTCAGCAGGCTGTTGGCGTACTCGGCGGCGTCCTTTTGCACCTTGAACCCATCGGGGTAATCGGTCAGCGGGATAATGCCGTAGTGGCCCTGATACGCCTCGGCGTACTTATCGGCCAAATCTACGATGTTTTCGTAGTAGTGACCCAAGGCTTTGTGGCTCGCGTAGCTCGCCGTCTGCAAATGCAGAAAATGCGTTGCTGTTGCCGAGTGCAGCAACACACCAACAAATTCTGCCGCGTCTTTGTGGGACATAGAGCCTCCCGTGGTGAGGGTATTTTAACGCTATTGGTTCGTCAACTGCACTAATCCGTGCGGCAGGATCAGCGCCAGCGTGCTGTCGTCGGGGATGCCGTGACGTTCCAACACCTCACGCTCTGGCGGGTAGACGAGCATCGCACCCTGATAGGTAAACCGCATCGCATTGGCGACCCCTTTCTCAATACCCTCAAAGTCATCCAGCGCCACGATGCTTTGCGAGTGCAGTAGGCGACCAATATGCCCAAGGTCATCGGGTTCCAGCCGACCGTCAAGAAATAGCAGGTCAATGGCAGGCTGGAGCTTGGCAAACATATCGGTGCTGCTCGTCATCGGGTACTGGTTCACCTTGAACGGCAGTTTCACATCGTTGCTGTAATCGCAGGTGTGTACTTCCGCACCGCCTGACACCAAGGCAAGTGTGGATTTCCCAATGTAGGTGCCGACCTCGGCAACACGCTTCGGTTTATACGCCTGCACCACAGCATAAAGACACCAGAACGTTGCAAAACTCACGCTACCTGTCGGTTTAGCGGTGGCACGCAGCGCATCCAGCATATTCAGTTGCTCCACCCACGGTGCTTTCGGGTGGCTTACGACGTTTTCTAGCAGCGTTTCCCAAATAATTCGGCTAGTGCGTTTTCTGTTCAAATTAACCATGTTAGATTTCTCCTATGTCAACCTTTGTGTTTTTCCATGTCGGCGCAGACATCTCACAGCCGACTGCAATGGTGGCGTCCCTTCGTAAACACAACCCGGGCGCTGAAATCATTCAAGTTACCGACAAGGACACCCCGACCATACCGGGTGTGACTTGGGCGCACCCTACCGAGGGCAACCCCGAGTACCTGATGCTGTGGCGCACCCGAGCGTTTGCCGCGCTGCAACTCGCCCAGCCAGCCCTGTACATGGACACCGATATGCTGGTGCGTCGCCCCCTGCATCCCGAGTTGTTGTTGGGCGATGCGGTCATTGCCGTGACGCGCCGATCCTTCCAACGTGAAGCGATCTTTAACGCCAAGCAACGCGGTCAGGATTACTCGGAACACGCTAATAAGACGCTGGATGCCGTGTATCCATACATCGGGTGCTGCACCATCACCCCTGACGGGTTTGCGTGGGAGCAGTTGGCCGAGATGTACGACCGGCTGGAGCCCAAATACAAAACTTGGTACGGCGACCAAGAGGTGCTGCGGGAATATGTCAACCGCCTGCCGCCGTTTGTAGTCGCGCACCTGCCAGAGCATCAATACGCCTGCCTTCCCGAACATTTCGGCGAGCATCCGAACCCCGTCATCGCGCATTACAAGGGCAACCGTAAAGCACAGATGTTCACCGACGCTGCTCGGGCTTGATCTGTTCGTCGTATAACGCCCACAGGTCGCGTACAGCCGTTTCGGGGTCACGGGCAACGTAATGCTCGCCCCTCGCCCCAAAGACCGCCTTAAACGCCTCCTGCGCTTCTCGTAGCCGCCCCTTTGGCATCTTCACCTCTACCCAGCACACCCACGGCAAGCCGTCAGGGAGTGGGCGGGTAACGAGTTTGTCGGGGATGCCTTGGCCTGCCTTGCCATAATCCATGACGGTAAATCCCGCCTTGCGTAGCGCCTCGGTAATGATGGCGTCGTTGGCATCACGGCGGGCAGCGTGCCTCATCGCTTAAATACCCACATCTGACGGTAATACCGCATCTCGGTAAACGCACCGACCCCGTGATCAATTTCCCGAGAGAGTGCGTCAAACATCTGGAGCATCAGGTTCCGATCGTTCTTCAAGTCTTTGCCAAAGTGCTTGTTGAACTTGTCCCGGTAGCCGTCGTTGTAGGTACAACCCATGTCCTCAATGACGTAATACCCACCCGGTTTGACCCACCTCCAGCAATGAGCCAATACCCCGAGAACGTCCTCGGCAATGTGGTTCCCGTCGTCAATCACTAGGTCGTAAGCGGCGTCTTTGTCCACCTTGCGCGGGTCGCTGATCGTGATGCTCACACTCGGCAGGTCACGGCAAAGCTTGGCGCACTCCATCTGGATGTCGTAACCGTCAATCTTGGCGTTGGGCAGGTAGTTTGCCCACATCCGAAGCGATGCCCCACACGCGATGCCAATCTCGGCAATGGTCAGCGGCGCGTTCTTCCCGCCCAAATCGTCAATGATCTTCTCGTAGTGCTTGGTGTAACCGTGTTTAATGCTGCCCTTGTCCGACCCGAACAAGTCGGCAAGGCCAGTAAGCGTGACTTGCGTAAGGTCAACCTCACCCGTCTGCGGGAAGTATTCTTGCGGGGTGACGGTATCAAGGTATCGTCGTATCCCTCCTCGTTCCGGGCCTCGTTGATGCAACGGATTAACCATATTTGCCACCATATTTGATTACCTCTGTACTTGTTTAGCGGTGGAATTCGCACGATCTTTCAACCTCAACACGCCTTTCTCGCCAAACAATTCCCTGACTAACCCAACAACGCCGGGATCAGCCAATACGTCAGGCGCACCGATTTCGCGGATCAATTCACCAACGCGAATCTTAATTTTCTCCCGCTCGCCCGCGTCGCCAGAAAACGCGGTGCGAGCCAGCAACGCATCGTAGTACCGCAGACGGTTCAGCGGGCTGTTCCGAACGGCTTCATCCCAACCCAAGGCACTCCGTTCAATCGCTCGCGCCACTCGCTCGTCGGGCAGTCCCTTCGGGCCCGACTTCGCGGCGCTCGGAGCATAAGCGTATTCGTCACCCATCACTCTGTCCTCCGGCCGACCACGCTCAACACAGCCGCTGCGCTGACTTTGGCGATGCCTACAGGCTTTTGGATATTGGTTATTGGATTATGGTTATTGGTTAGCATACCGTTTGCATTGCGTTCGCTATGCGTTCGCATCCATCTTTGTTGAGCACTTTGCTTGGCTTTTGCCTGTTTTTCGTGGACTTTTTCCATTTCCTTCATTGCCCGGGCGTTTACATAACCGGACGCAGTAAGGATAAAAAAGTCGTTTAGGATACGACGGATTCTGTCTCGTTCCCGTCCGTTGGCAGGCCGACAAAGCTGCATAGCCTCACGTTCGCCAAACGGTTTTTCGGTGGCGTAAAAGCGATCCAGAAGGAGGGTATAAACGCCATGCTCGTAAGTCGTGAGATGGCCTGTGTCCCGAGCGTAATCGCCTAGATGGCGCGTATAAAACAACATAATTGTCTCCACATGGTTATCACTCCATGCGTGACGATTGACAGGCCAGCATTCCCCCGCTTAACCTATCGTCACGCTCTGCAACTACCCGAAGCGTATAGGCAGCCCCCCTGCCGCGCAAGCCCCCGAAAGGGGGTTTGTCGTTTCTGGCGTCCACTAACGTCCTTTTGGCGCTTTAACCAGCCCAGCCTTGTACTGCCACACCCTCTGCTGCGGGATCGCACCGTTGCGTATCCAACGGGATACAGCCGGGGGTTTAACGCCGAACGCCCGTGCGATACCGCTCGGGGAACCAAATTTCTTCAATGCTGTGTTAATGTCCATTATTCCATTTAACCACGGTTAGCACTTTAAGTAAAGCCCTAAATACATAGCATCGTGGGTATGTATTTTTTTGTTTGGGGTGTTGACATCTGCTTAACTTGTGTTAATATAGCCCCATACCAGCAATGTTGCTGGCCCACAGATAGGAGTCACGCAATGATTACGATGTCAGTCAGCGCCCGCATTTACTACGCTTGCCAGTTAGACGACGGCAGCATCCGCGCACACTATGGTTTGAAGGTCGCCCCGTCCAATGGTCGCAAGGGGTACTGGTTTACCGGCCCTGAAAGCGCGTGGCGTGAACTTGCCGACGATGTGGATTTCCGCAGCGACAGCGGTTGGTCGGACGGCAGAACGCGCAAGACAGATGGCCTGCACGGACGCATCACTAAAGCGGCGGCCAAGGTGGCGGTATAAGCCGCCCCTTGACACGGCCAATAACATCGGTTAACATATCCCACGTTGATAGACACAACACAGGAGCAACAGATATGCCTCGCAAAGACACATTCCACGGTTTTGGTACGTTCTACGCCCTCGGCAACAAGTTTGAGGTTCGCGTGGAGTACACCCAAGACCTAGATGGCGGCATCATCCTTGAGGCTGCCGACCTCATCGGCATTTTCCTTGACAACGACAAGGGCGCCTCATCGCTGAACCACGACATCAAGTTAGACATTTGCGACCTCGGTGCAGATGCCATCTTTGAGCTTGAGGAAATTGCCACCAACGACGCGCTGATGAACGGCCCTTATGGGGAGGATTACTAATGAGCCGCTGGTTACCCCAAGCCATCCTGCTTGTAGTGCTATACGCCACAGCAGCCATTCTTGACCCGTGCGGCGACGGTGGCTGCACTCCGGCAGAGGAGCGAGCCAGCCATGCACGATGACGACATGACTTGGTGGCATCACCAAGACCAATTGATGCAAGAACTGGAAGAACAAGAACGCATAGAAGCCTGCAATAAGGCATTAGCAGAACTGAAGGAGAGAGAAGATGCAGAGTGAAACTATAGGCGCATTGGCCGCCGCGTTGTCCAAGGCGCAAGCCGACATTACGGGTGCGCTGAAAGACAGCAGCAACCCGTTCTTTAAGAGCAAGTACGCTGACCTCGCGTCATGCTGGGACGCTTGCCGCAAGCAGTTAGCGGCAAACAACCTTGCCGTTATTCAAACCATTTATGTGCATTGGAATAGCGGCCAAACCATGCTGTCAACGACGTTGGCTCATAGCAGCGGTGAATGGATACGCAGCGATCTGCCGGTTCTTGCAAAAGACTTAAGCCCGCAAGCACAAGGCTCTGGCATCACCTATGCCCGCCGTTACGCATTAGCAGCCATTGTGGGGCTTGCACAGGTGGATGATGACGCAGAGGCAGCCCAAGGCCGTAAGGGCTTTACGAACGACCCTAGGGGCGATATGGGCAAGGAAGTTGACCCCGCCAAGCGTGACTCGTTTGTTAAGCAGTTCCGCGCAGCGTTTGACCTTGACGCAGAGGAGAAAGACATCGCGCTGGCGGTGTTGGGCGTTCACGAACAAATCAACGCTGACCATGACCTATACATCGCTGTCGCTGACGGCATGACGGCCAAAGAACGGTCAGCCATCAAGAAGTATATTCAAATAGCAAAGGAGCAGAACCGTGCCTGATTACGATCCGAACATGAAAGGCGTCCTGTTTAAGAACAACAAGGACGGCAACGAAAAGCGCCCCGACTACCGTGGCTCGGCGGTGATTAACAACGTGGATTACAACCTGTCGGCTTGGATTAAGTCCTCGCAAAAGACCGGTGACAAGTACATGAGCATCAAGATTGAACCGAAAGGCGAGGGCAAGTTAGCCCGCAGCGGCGAGCCGCAGCACCAGCCGACCAAGAAGCCAGAAGTCACCGAAACGAATTGGGACGACCTTGATACACCCTTCTGATTTTGAGGCGAGGTTTAGGGCAAGTCGCCCGGCAGAAATTGTCGTGGCGACTTATCTCCTCAACATCGGCCATACGGTGACGCTGCCCAAACGGCGCATGGCAAAAGACTTTGCCGACCGGGCAGAGTTTGCCGATAAAGGCGACATATACGCATCGGGCAAGCGCATAGAGGTAAAACACATCAAGCATGATTTTGGGTATCAGGCGTGGCCGTTTGAGACTGCCGCCATCTGCGCCAAGAAGTCGTTTGATGCCGCCGATCCTCGCCCCGACTATTACTACGTCGTCAACGCCAGCATGACCGTAGCGGCGTTGGTGGACGTTAAGACGACGTTCCCCGATTGGCGTGTACAAAAAATTGTGGATCGTGAGCGCGGATATGATTACGACGTTTATGCCGTCACACCCGAATACCTTGGCTGGCGATACATAGACTTTGAGGAGCGGCTGTGAAGCGCATATTCCCTAAAGGAACCACACCCGAGCAGTTAGCCACGGCAGCAGTCCGCATGGTGCAGGGGCTAGACCCCTCCCGTGCGTGGTGCATAGAGGTGCTGGAGTGGAAGCGCCCGCGCACCGATCAACAAAACCGCTTTCTGTGGGGCGTGTGTTACCCCGCGATTCTAGAGGGCGGTGGCGAAACGCTGGCAGGCTGGACGCGAGATGACATACACGAATACTTCCTTGGTGAATGTTTTGGCTGGGAGACGCTAGAGGGCTTTGGCCGCAAGCGTATGCGCCCAATCAAACGCTCCAGCAAACTGAACAAACAGGAATTCAGCGATTATCTGTTGTTCCTAGAAACACGCTGCGCTGACATGGGCATCGTGATACCGGAGCCTGTATATGCTGCGTAAGGCTGCCAAAGACCGAGGCTGTACAGTACGCATACCGGGCGTGTGCAACTTCAACAGCGCCACCACCGTGCTTGCTCACATCCGTTTAGCGGGCGTCAGCGGCATGGGCATGAAATCACCCGATTTGCTCGGTGCGTGGGCGTGTAGCGCCTGTCACGACGAAATAGACGGCAGAACACGCAAGAGCGGCATGACACGCGATGAGTTACGCCTAGCCCATTACGACGGCATGGCGCGAACCATCGTACAACTAGAGAAAGAGGGGCTAATATGAGTTTCATGGTGGACACGCCGTACACCACGGCTTACGTCCGTAACGAGTTTTTGTATGACCATCAGGAAGGACAAGGAGGTTTTACGCTCTGTACCGTCCTAGGCTTTAGAGCCGAGCCGATGCGCGCTCCTATGTTTAGCGTCATGCTGGAATGTGGTGCAATGTGGGCAAGAATGCCTATACACGCCATTTGCTCCAAACCCTGCGACCCGCTACCGCTCAACGTCTGCGTGTGGTGGGACTCGTTTAGTCGGTTTTGCGAGGTGCGTGAGATGCAGTTCCTGCGTAATCACAGAGTAGAGGCATATTGCCGCGACAAGGTACTACGGTCAGGCGTGTACCTGTTTAGCGTGTTCTGGGCCAATGGCGGCTGGTCGGAAATACCTGACCAATCCAAAGATCACCACATCATCGCGTTAGATAGCGGCCAATGGGTTGCCATGCCCAATAACAAACTACGTTGGATAGATCCCTCGCATTTACATGGCGAAATACCGCGAGGCTGGAAGTCACCTAGTACCAACTACAGCGTGGAGGCATTACCGTGAGATGGATCATTGACCTATTCCGCAGGCTACAGGCCAACCGTGATCGTGAATGGCGCTATGTGCCAGCCCCTAACTGGCGCTGCTCCCGAGGAGGGCGGGATATATGGTGAAACGATGCGAACTGACAGGCTCGTTGATAGATGATTTATCCCCACCGGGGGCGTGGAAAGAGGAACTAGAGCGTATCCCTTGGGGGTACGGTCAGAAGCAGGGTGATAGGCTTTCTAATGCGTTTGTAGCGATGCGGCGCATGGGGTTACACGATGAGGCGTCTTTGCTGGAGTTAGAGATTAAGACGCTACGCAACGAAATAGAGTATTTGCTTAACCGTTAAGGTATAGCGCCCGCTCATCCTGACGCCGCTTAACAAGGCCGGGTAACACTCGGCCACCGGCTTTTGTCCACTTCATAAACTCGTCGGCGGCTTCTTCAAACTCGCCACGGTTGGTTTTCATGCGTAGGCTGGAGCGTTGTAGGTTCCCAAGGCCGACGTTGAAGGCAAAACTCACCAATGCGTCAAACCGGCCTTGATGACCAACAGCAGCAGGGCAAAGTCGGGCCACGCCGCGCTCAAACCGGCCAAGGTCTTGAGCAAGGATAGCGTCAACCTCTCCCATAGTGAGGATGCGATCCCAGCCCTCGGGTATCGGTAAGGTGCGCCGTTCCTCATATTTTACCGCCGCGTGTGAAGGATCTATAACGTGGCCGACCCCGACCGTCCATAACAACGCAGGACACCGATAAGGGCGTGTTCTGACGCCCTCATGATGACAAATCATGCGGATCGCGGCAGGACTGACCTTCACTTCTTGCCGAAAGCCTGCGTGCCAAACCAGAACGCAATGATGCTGCTCAAAATCAGCATTTCGTCGTCAGAAAACACTTCAGCCATTGCAGCAGCAAACGGCACACCCGTGTTGTAGGCGTACCAGACGCCTGCAATGTTGATGGCGACGAGTTCCAGCACAAAGATGTAGGTCACAACCGGACGCACCGACGCACGCAGGTTAATCATCCATTGGGATGCGCCTTTGCCAATCTCAACGTCGTGGCTATACAGCGCCTGACGTTCCTCGGCAGCAGTCTGCGTTTGGATTTGCTCCAGTTTGATTTCCTCAACCCGTGCCTGCGCGATAAACCCACGTTCTGCAAGAGCCAGTTCGCGCTCCTTTTGCGCGGCGACAAGGGCTAACTCATGCTTCTTGTCTTGGCGGTCTTGGAAGATTTGCAGAATCTTGGGCAAACCGCCTGCAAGGAACGACAGGAATGTGCTAACCATTGTCATCATTTGGAAGCCCTCACTACGTCGTCGCCCTTGGTAACGGTGACATGATCGCCCTCAACGTCCACCCGCATCGGCTGCTCTTTGCGATCCAGCCGGTCTAGTTTGGCGATCAGTTCCTTAATTACCTCAAACTCGGGTTTATCTTCCTTCTCCACCGTGCCTGCAATGCTGGCAAGCATAGAGATAAGAGCGGTCAGCGAGGCACCAAGCAGCCCCATCACGGCAGCGATCTTGTCCGAATCTA